CGGTGGGTCGACCATGGGGGGAGGACCTCGGGCTGCTCTACAAGTACCTTGTGCGCGCCTCGATGCTCCGCGATCCCCGCGTCCAGAAGGTCACGAACATGCAGATTTCGCTGCAGGCGAGCACGTTCTCGTTCAAGGCCGACGTCCAACCGATCAAGGTGAAGAACTTGCAGCCAGTTTCAGTTACGTTGCCGTGAGGTAGCTCGATGACCACCGCATTCCGCCTCAAGACCTTCCCCGAGATCCTCGCGCTCATGCTCGCGAGGGCTCAGGCGTTGTTCGGCTCAGACATCGACCTGAACACAGGATCGGTCTTCCGCACGGTCTTCGAGACTTCCGCGATCTCCGACGCGGACATCTACGTGCAGCTCGCGAAGCTGCTCGACCTCCGCAACCTCGATGCCGCTCGCGGCGACGACCTCGATGCGCTCGCCCGCATCTACGGATCGGATGTGTTCATCGAGCTGCAGCGTCGCGCTGCGAACACGTCGATCTCGAAGATCACGGTCGGCGACGGGGCGCTGCTCGCGAACACAATCATCGCAGCAGACGTGTTCCTCGGCGACGGCGTGTTCACTGTCATCGATGGCTCCACGTTCCCGACGTCGGGTGCTGCGACCATCGATCGTGGCACGGCACAGTCCGAGGACGTCATCTGGACACGCGCCGGCAACGTCTTTACGGTCATCTTCCCACTCAACGGGCTCGCGACGAGCCACCAGGCCGGCGCACCCGTCCTGTTCATCTCGACGCGCAGCACGCTCGCTGTTGGCGTCGCCATCGCTGCGGTCACGCTGAACCTCGCGCCTGGCACCGGCGCTGCCTGGGATGCGGCCGGTTCGGTCATCATCGAGCGCGGCACCGTCTTCGAGGAGACGCTCGTGTTCACGCGCGTCGGCGACGTGTTGACGGTGACTCCGACGGCGTTCGCGCACAACGTCGACGTCGTCCTCATCCAATCCACGTTCGGCGCGAGCCGTGGTGTTGCCTCCGGGCTCGAAGTGTTCGTCCCGGCGACCGACTTCAGCGCGCAGATCAACTACCGCGTCACCGGCACGGCTGGTGTCCTGCTCGACGGTGACCTGACGTCGGACCTGATCGACGTCGAGTCCGTGAAGGTCGGAGCGGAAACTCGCACCGGCGCGAACACCATCACCCGGTGGCAGACGCTTCCGTTCGCGAACGCGACCGTCACCAACCCGATCGCGGCCACGCGTGGTACGGACCGCGAGGCAGACGACACCTACCGCCAGCGCATCAAGGACTTCATCCAGAGCTTGACGCGCGCCACACCGCTCTCGATCGAGACCACCGTGAGTGGGCTAGTCGATCCAGTCACCGGACAGGCGGTCGCGTTCGCGCAGATCATCGAGCCAGTCAACCCAGGCACGAGCTACATCTACATCACCGACGGCACCTCGACGTTCTCGCTCACGCAGGTCCCGTTCATCGGTCGCGACGTCATCATCCGAGATGCCGAGGCGGGCGATCAGCGCGGTCACCTCGGTCAGTACGGACCGTTCTCGACGCCACGACTCTTCGTGAGCGTGGAGCGTGGCGTTGCCACCTCGGTCGGCCTCAACTTCCTCGAAGACACGTCGCAGGCGATGGTGGTGAACGCCTTCGCCGGCATGTGGCTCAAGACCGACGACGATCAGTTCCGTCAGATCGTCTCGAACACGGCGATCCAGTTCGTGTTCGCGACCGGTGACATCCCATCGCTCGGCAGCTACTCGGTGTTCGACTTCGCAGGCGCTCCGCTCGTCTACCCGACCGACTTCGCATTCAACGAGTCGACCGGCGACCTGGAGCTGGTCACACCTCTCGTCATCCACGACGGGCTCGTGGCTGCATCCGACGGTGCTCTCCCGAGCGTCGGAGCGTTCCTCTACACCACAGGTCTCGGCGCCTACGTGCAGCGCGTGATCAATGGTGACCCGACTGACTTCCAGAACTTCCCGGGTCTGCGCGCGACCGGTACCAAGATCGTGGTGCTCGTCCCGATCGTGGTGAGCCCGACGCTCACGGTCAAGATCATCCCGGCGCGTGGCTTCACGGACGAGCAGGTCGCTCCGTCCGTCTCGACCGCCGTGCAGAACTACGTCAACTCTCTCGGCATCGGGGACAACATCGTCATTGCCGAGATCATCGCGACGGTGATGGGTCTGGTTGGCATCGACGACACCGCGATGATCAGCCCGACCTCGAACATCACCATCCCCAACAACCAAATCGCGCGCATCACCGATGCGAACGTGGTCATCGTGTGACCACGCAGTTCATCGACATCGTCTCTCTTCCGGTGACCGGGGTGTCCACTCCGATCAACACGCCGGACTCCGTCAAGATCGGGGACCTGATCTACGTCATCGTGCTCTGCGATGCTGCTGCTGCGCTCACCCTCCCAGACCCGACGTGGAGGCCGCACGCGTCGTTCGCCATCGACACGTTGAAGGGCGAGACGGCGTTCCAGTACGCGTCGGAGGACGGGTCCCAGTCGCTCACCTTCACGCTGTCCGTGTTCACAGCACCGAGGCACCTGTTCCTCCTGGTGTACCGAGCAGTGACGCGAGACTTCGACTTCAACATCATCCTCTACCCGTATGGCTTCTTCGCGCCGGCTGGTTCGGTCGGCGCGGTGCAGTCGGGTGTCAGCGCTCTCCTCGCGTCGCAGAACCCTCCGAACCCGACCACCGTCCCGGCGTTCTCGCGTGCTCTCTACTTCTTCGTGCAGCACGACTCGCTGCTCGGCTCGCCGAGCCTAGACGACGTGGACCCGCTGGAGCCGATCCGCGAGCGCGTCTCGACGACACGATTCGGCATCGAGGTGGTCGACGTCGAGTACGAGGATCCGGTGTCCCCGGCACCCGACCTGAACGTGGGCTCGTCGCTGAACAAGCCGTGGACCGTGTTCTCCGTCGTGTTCGAGGCGATCGACCCTACGCTCGGCACGCAGGACAACTACAAATCGAAGGTGTTGCGTGGCATGTGGCCTCCGCCGTACAACACCAGGCTCAGTTCCAACCTCGGGAAGCTGCTGACCGTCATTGGCACCAGCGACAACGACCTCGGAGGCTTGTTCGGTGACGAAGACTTTCTGCCAGACGAGGAGCCGTAGCGATGGGTGACCTTCTTTCAAGTCAAGGTGGCAACGGCGCTCAAGCCGCAGTGATCTTCGACGATGCGATCCCGGCGGACAAGGTCAACATCCGCAGCGACCGCGCGATGTTCCAGAGCGCGATCGACAACACGAAGGTCGGGATCACGAACCTTGGTTCACAGGAGGGCTCGTGGAATGCGTTGGCTGTCGGCGTTACCGCTGACTACGCATCCATCGGAGGTGGCACCGACAACGAGGCGACCGACGACAACGCCACCGTCTCTGGTGGTGCCGGCAACTCGGCGACTGGCTACGCATCTGCTGTCGCTGGCGGTTACCTGAACCAGGCGACCAACGAAGCTGCGTTCGCGATGGGAGAGGAGAACCTCGCGAGCGGAGAGGGATCGTGCGCGATCGGCGTCCTCAACCAAGCGACCGACTTCTACGCGTTCGCTCAGGGTGTCTTATCCGAGGCCACGAATCAGAACGCCATCGCGATGGGGCAGAGCTGCGAGGCGAGCGGTGACTCTTGTGTCGCGATGGGCGCTGGCACTCTCGCGAGCGGTAATGCATCGATGGCGTGTTGCTCAAACAACGACGCGACAGGTGACTATGCCTTCGCCTCTGGTAACGGCGGCACGGCAGATGGTCATTACAGCCGTGCGGGAGGCAGCGGTTGTCAATCCAGTGGGTACTACTCGGTTGCCGAAGGTGCGAGTTGCCAGACCAACGATGACTTCGCAAACGCGACGAACTTCGGCACGACCGCCGGATTCGGTGGCCACGCCGAGGGTGACACGTGTTCGACGACCGGCGAGTTCGCCCACGCGGAAGGCCGGCTGTCTGTCGGCGGTGGGAAGCGGTCCCACGCGCAGGGCGTGCAGGCGGTCACATCACGCGAGTCGCAGGACGCGATGGCGGGTGGCTGCTTCGTCACAGCAGGTGATGCACAGGGAAGCTCGCTCGTGCTCCGTGGCTCCACGCCAGGCGCGCTCCCAGGTGAATCGGTCAACCTCCGCTACGGTGCTGCGTTCGACCAGGACTTCACGCTCGCCAACGACACGACGTACACGATGGTCGTGACGGGCACGGCGCTCAGCGCTGCGTCCGCGATCATGCAGAGCTTCAAGCAGATGTTCTCGGTCCGCGTCGACAACCTCGGCAACGCGACGCTCGCGGGAACAGGGACCCTGGATCAGACCGGCGACGCTGGTGCCGTGAGCTGGACGCTGGTCGGAGCAGTGGCCGTCGGCCCTCTCTTCGTCCTCACCTTCAACACCGGCGTGACTACCGAGGCGGTTCGTGTCGTGGCTCGCGTCGACTTCGTCGAGGTGCTCTTCCCGTAAGAGAGGTCATCCATGTCCATCAACAAGACTACGATCTTCGAGTCAGAGTCGGCTCCTGGTGGCGAACCGGGCGCCATGGAGCTTGTCGTCCTTGATGATGGCGGCACGCCGCAGCTGTTCGCGCAGGACGAGAACGACGTCCTCTACCAGCTCACGCCCACCAGTACGGGAAGCTCAGAGTCAGCAGCGAACGTCTTCACGTTCCGGCCGAGTTCTGGCCTCACCGGCCCGCTCGTCTTCGACACCTTCGACGACCTGTACAACGTGCTCGACGCGATCCGCAGTACGAACGACAACTCCGGCAAGTACAGGGTCATCTGCGACGACCAGGACGTCGGCGGTCCCGGCAACACGGTCTTGCTGGAGTCTCCTGCGGGGAACGTCACCTACGACTTCAACCTGATCGAGCTGGTCGGCGTCCACGAGGACCAGAACGTCCTCCTCGACATCGCCGACGCTGGCGGCGAGACCGACAGCCTCACGATCATCAACGCGCTGTGGTTCGAGGGTCTGACGATCCGCGCCGCTGGTCAGGACACGGCGTTCGACGCGCAGGCCGACCAGACCTTCACGCTCAAGCGCACCACGTTCGACGGCGACGGTGAGTACGTGCTCGACGTGCTCGGTGTCACCGGGTGCGTGGTCCACATGGACGACGAGTCCCGGCTGCAACGCACCACCAACGCTGCGATCCGCGTCAACACCGTCGCGCTCATCATCCACGTCACAGGCAACGGCTGCACGATCGACAACCTCGGCGTCGCTGGTTTCGTCGGTGGTAGCGTCAGCATCCTCATCGACAGCTCGTCTGCGCAGGTCGATCCACAGCAGGACATCCTGCTCCAGTCGTTCACGATGCGATCGGCGGCGGGATACTGGAGCGCGGATCCGAACACCGACCTCGTTGCGCAGCAGGGAACGCTAGTCTCCGACGAGAACACCGGGACCGTCTGGCGCAACACCAACGGCGCGACCGCATGGTCCGCCTTCGGCACTGCCGGTGGGTTCACCCAGGGATCGATCCTGTTCGCCGACGCGCTCGGGAACATCACCGAGGACAACGCCGGGCTCTTCTACGACGACCTCAACAACTTCGTTGGCATCGGTTTCAACACACCGACCACACCGCTTGGCGTTCTCGGTGACGTCGACATCTACGCCGGGACGCTGACTACTTTTGGTGGCGGCTCCGTTTACATCACTGGTCCCGGCGAGCTGCGCACCGACCAGATCCAGCACTCCACCTTCCCAGGAGGCTCGACTCCGATCGACATCATGGTGCCGATCAGCGTCCGAGGAGGGATCGCGAAGTTCTGGGGACCTATCTTCAACTCCGAGGGTCACATCTATCTGGATCCGGCCGACAGTCCGAGCGCGCCGAGCCTCGGGTTCGGGTGGGACACGAACTCGACTCTGACCGGGTACATCAACGACAAGGGCTACCAGGCAGGCATCACGCAGTTCCGCAACCTGGAGATCCGAGACGGCAAGGGAGCCCAACTCGCGTTCTTCGACGGCAGCACCAAGGCAGCAGTCTTCGGAGGGGTCGGGACCCTCCCTCCGGCGAACTCCGTCGCGATCGTCGGAGGTCTGGAGGTCTACACGAACGCATCCGAAGAGATCTTCTTCGGTGCCAACAGAGAGACGTTCTGGATGGGTGGTGTTGGCATCACGTCGATGGGGACCAACTACAACACCAATGCCGGCGCGACGATGTTCATCAACGACGTCGGCTACCTCGGCGGCATCACGCAGTTCCGTGACTTCCAAGTCAACGATGGCAAGGGAGCATCGGTCATGAACCTGGCCGGCGCGACGAAGCTCGCGACCTTCGGTGGGTCGATCGACATGGCGACGAGCCTGTTCCGTGGCGGCACCAAGGTGGTCGGAGCGCAGGGAGCAGCCGTCGCTGACGCCGCTGGTGGTGTCGTCATCGACGCGGAAGCTCGCACTGCGATCAACACGCTGCTCGCACGACTCCGAGCAGCCACAGGACACGGACTCATCGCATGACGAAGATGATGAAGATCACCATCCCGAAGCCAGTCGACATCTTCGACAACGGCAAGGTGGTGCTGTCGATCAGCTTCCATGACTTCCTGGAGCGCGTGTTCACCAATCCTGTGTGGATGGAGTCCTGGAAGAGCGGACGCGCACAGCTCGCGATCACGCAGTCGTTCGACCAAGCTGTCGAACGTGGAGAAGGGTTCTTCGTGTTGACCGAGGAGGACTGGAAGGTCCTCGACGGGGCGGTGAAGACACCGCTCAGCGCGCGTCAGGACGGCGGGGTCCTCAAGGGCTTCGGATACCTGCCGCAGTACACTCGTTACGTCGTACCGTTGTCGAACGCGATCATCGATGCCGAGAGGCTCTGAAAGGGAAACGTCATGGCTGCAGGAGATCTTGTTTATTCGCTGGACGTCATCAGCATCGATGCTGAGAACGTCGTCACCCTCCGTACCACCACCAGCGTGGTCGCGAAGGACGGGTCGCGCCAAGGCGTCCGCCCGAACTCCATCGTGTTCACGCCGACCGAGCAGCAGCTCACGAGGATCAACGAGCTGCGCGCGGCGATCCTGGCGACCCTCGCGACGACGTCGCCGGACGTGCTGAAGGGTCAGCTGAACGTCACTGCTCCGACTCGCGCGGATCGGAGGGCCGAAGCCGATGCTCGTCGCGACACAGCTCGCAAGGAAGTGGAGGCGCGCAAGAAGGCGTCCGAGGATCGCCTCAAGGCGGAAGCAGAAGCTCGTCGCAACCCGCCCACTCCGTAAGCCTCGGTAGGAGGCCGCTGCCATGAAGATCAACTACAACGAGACGACACCGGCGCTGCGCCGGATCCCGGTCTACCTGGAGACCTTGCTGAAGGTCCCAGTGACCGGGGCGTTGCCTGTTGGTGCGCAGATCATGGTGAGCCAGAGCGGTGGTGGGTGGGTCAACGCGGCAGGCATCTGGTTCGAGGACGGCGCTGGCCTCTACTACTACCAAGCCACGCAGTCCGAGAGCACGACCGACAGCTTCCTCATGCTCCGCGTTGCGTGGCCTGGTGCGCGTGTCGTTGTGTTCTCGGTCGACATCGGGTTCCGTGCCGTGATCGCGGAGCCGACGCCGACCAAGCGTCGGTTCCCGATCTACCTGGAGGATCAGTTCGGCAACGGGGTGCCTGGTCTCAGCATCACCGGAGCCGAGCAGCAGCTGAGCAAGAACGGCGCGCTGCTCGTGAACTGCCTCGGCACCACCACGGAGGTCGGTGGTGTCGGGCTCGGGCTCGGCGCGTACTTCTACGAGGCGACTGCCGCCGAGCTGGACACGCTCGGGTACGACGCGCTCTACATCGACAAGTCGCCGGCTGCGTTCCAGTACGTCTACGAGTGGAACGTGATCATCCCGGTGACGCCGTTCGGAGGTCCGGGGATCATCATCATCGACCTGATCACGCCGATCAGCACCATCTCGAAGTCGACGCCGATCATCATCGACGTCTACTCGACGGCGGTGCCGCTGCGGCGCGCGTGGGTCAACGCCTCGTACGCCGGCTTCCTGCCGGACGACATGGTCCACAACAGCGACCGCTTCGGCTCCGCCTACCAGGGCAGCACGAACGTGCGCTCGAACATCACCAACGGCTACCGCTTCACGCTGCTGCGCGACGGTGGTTGGCCGGGCACGCCTGCGATCACGGTCCACGCCGTCGACTCGCTCGGGACGACTGACGAGCCCTAGATGCCATTCGTCTGGCCAGTCATCCCGCAGCCGATCGCTCCGAACGAGCTGGAGTTCGCGAGCGCTGTGCGTCGTGCGCGCCTCTCGATGCTGGTGGACAGCGCCGAGGGGAACTTCCTGTCGATCATCGGCAACAGCTTCGGCGTGCCGCGACCACCGCAGGTCGTCGGTGACGAGATGTACAGGCAGCTCGTGCAGCTGCTCGCGTGGTTGCCGAAGACCATCCTGTTCACGACGTACAGGCTCTGCGAGGTCGTCCTCGGTACGCAGGCGTCGATCGTGCTCGCTGGACAGCGTCCGTGGAAGCTCTACGAGGTCAACCCGAACGAGTTCATCATCGAGCTGTCGCTGAGCCTCATCTCGGCGACCAACGAGAACGCGAGCTACCTGCATGGTCCGAGCGGCTACGGCTTCATCCCGGTCGGTCCGACGGACACGTTCACGACGCCTGGTGACATCTCGATCGCGTCGGCGACCACGCTCGTGGGCATGACGCTGATGTTCAACACCTCACCCGGGGTGTGGACCGAGTACACCGTCGTTTCGTTCGTGTACAACCCGATCCCCAACACGTCGACCGTACAGGTGAGCGCAGCGACCCTCCCGGGTGGTGGCGGCGGCTTCTACATCCTCGTGCCAGGTGACGGTGTGTCGAGCTACCACGGCGACTTCCTCGCCTCGGGTGGGCAGATCGCATTCTTCTCGACCGCCGTTGGTCCGCCGACCACCACGCTGGAGGTCCTCGGGGACATCACCACGAACGTCACGGTCGACGACCCGGTTCGTGGCTCGACCACGACCACCCCGATCGACACGACCGTCGTCAGCCTCTCCTACAACGTGTCCACAGGCATCACGACGCTCGTGGTGAACGATCCCTTCCCCGGGGGCCTCTCGGGTCAGACGCTCCAGCGCGAGCAGCTGGTGGCGGACACATCCGTTACCCCACAGCACGACGACCTCGTATACTTGACCGGCCTGGGACTGTACGAAGTTGTTCAGTTTTATCTTGACTTCTTGGTGCGCGCTTCGGGCATCGTGGTGCGGACCGTACTGATCTAGGAGACCTCGAATGGCTGGCGACATCACACAACCGAAGCGTCCTCGGTACGAGTCGAACGAGCGGTTCGACACGGTGGACGCGAACGCAGCGAGCGTGGCGGCTCGCCTTCAGCTCGACGCTGCCACGAAGTCGCTCCTCAGCACGCCGCGCAACACGGTCGCAACGCCGACCGGTCTGATCGTCACCGGCTTCTCCCTGACGCCGAACCCGACCGCCGGCAACGACGGTCTCGTCCGCATCAACATTGAGACCGGTGTCGCGCTCGACTCGAACGGGCGCACCATCATCAAGCCGAATGGATCGACGATCGACGTCACCATCCCGATCGGCACGTTCCAGATCTACGTCTACTACGTCGAGGTCTCGACCGACAACGCGAAGCGCCGCTTCCTCCCAGCAGCTCCTCCGTTCGTGGAGTTCACGCAGGCGATCGACACCGCGTTCCAGGGCGGCGTCAACGTCTTCCTGCGCGTGGGTGGCATCGGACTCGCGGTCGCTGAGGACGTCGTCAACGGAGCCACCACGTCGCTCTGCCTGATCGGCGTCGCGACGAACGCTGGCGCTGGAGCGATCACCATCACCGGACACAACCCGGTGACAGCTCCGAACGGCACGGACATCACCAACCGTCTCTCGACAGTGCTCGCGCCGGCCGTTGTTCCGACCACGAACACGCGGAACGGTTCGATGCAGACGCTGCACGACCTCATCACCGCAGCGCTCTACACGGTCGGGCAAACCGCGTGGCTCGGCAGTGACTTCCTCGTCCCAAGCGCGGCGAACAACTTCGGTGCGTACAGCGCGCCTGCCGGTGGTGCCGACAAGGCGTTCCGTCAAGCACTCGGCTGGGTGACGATCGGCAACGGCACCACCGTCAAGGGTGACTTCAACACCAGCGACTACCCAGACTCGAACGCGCTGCTCGTGGCTGCGTTCGCGTCGCTGCCCGCATCTGGTGGTGTCATCGTCCTCAAGCGTGGCGTGCAGCTCACCAACTTCGCGGGCGTGTCATGCCCATTCCCAGCCAAGTCGGTCGAGATCATCGGGGACCACACCACCGTCCCGTCGACGCTGCCACACATCACGTTCGGAGCTACGGAAGGCTTCACGTGCAGTGGCGGCGGCTCGGTCATCCTGCGGAACCTCCACATCCGCTTCGAGTCCACGGCGGTCCAGCTCACGACCTCTCCGTTCAAGGCGTTCAACATCTACATGGAGAACGTGTCGAACGGTGGTGGTCCTGCGTTCAATGGGATCAACGTCTCCGATCTGACGCTGGAGGACATCTACCTGACGACGGTGCTGACCGCCGCGTCGGCGTCGGGTCAGCTGCTCCAGATCACCAGTCAGGCGCATCGTGTCCGCACGAACCGTCTACGCTACTCGCCGGGCGACACGTCCGTGTTCAACCACGGCCGGACGATCTACATCGGCGACGTGCGCAGCGACGTGTCGCTCGAAGACACGACGTACGAACCGACGGTGCTCGGAGCTGGCGGCGGCGGCTCGGTCGTGTTCATCGACTCAACCGACAACACCACCGTAGGGGAGTTCGAGAACCGCATCATCAAGGGCCTCTATCTCCGAGGTGACGCCGGCATCCCGCTGCTATTCATTGGCGACGGTCTCAGCCAGCTCACCGCCGAGGACGTCTCCAACTTCGAGTCGACCCACAGCGCGGGACTGATCTTCTCGAACAGCACCTACGTGGGTGGCGGACAGATGAACTTCCGCCGTCTCTACACGGGCAACAACAGCAACGGCATGTTCATCGGTGCCGCGCAGTCCAACATCCTCGTCGAGGACTCGCGGTTCTTTGGTCTCATCCACCAGTGGGGCAGCTCATCTGCCGGTGTCGGACGAGTGATCATTCGTGGTTGTCACTTCCAGCGCGGCACCCTGTTCAACATCCAAGGCAACCAGGTAACCGGCGCGTTCATCGACAACGTCATCATCGAGGATTGCCACTTCGAGAACAGCGGCAACATCCTCATCACAGCCACGGTCGGAGCCTGCATCCAGGTCACGACGACTGGCACCATCGAATCCGTCGCGTTCAAGAACAACCGGATCAACCACACGCACTTCGGGGACAACTACACGAACGCGAACATCCCGAACCTGTTCGCCGTCCGTGCCAACTACGTTGGTTCCGTACTCTGCCAGGACAACGAGGCGTACCACGTCCTCGGGTTCACGCTTGGCGGAGCGAAGCGCGCTCCGTTCCTGCTGAAGACCATGTCTGGCAACGGCACCACCAACGCGACCATCCAGTGGCGACAGGTCATCGTCCAGGACAACACCATCGGAGCAGAGAGCTACTGCACGCTCTTCGCGCTGAACGCGATCGTCCCGCAGCAGATCACCATCAAGGGCAACACCTTCGACACGACGTGGGACACCACGGTCGGCGTGCCGCTGCTCTCAGACATGATGCAGATCATCTATGGCACCAACTTCACGCTCTCTCGCACCCTCTCCATCCACGACAACGAGTGGTTCTATAGGAACCCCGGCTCGACGACCATCACCGAGGAACTTCTCGCGTACACGGCGATCTCCGTGTTCCTCGGCGACTTCTCGTTCATGAATAACAACATCGCGATGGACACTCCTGCCGCTGCATTCAGCACAGGCATGTTATTCACTCTCCCGGTCGGCGGCATCGTCACCATGGCCATCTGGGACAACATCGCGAACAGGAACTCACCGTTCGTCTCGTCCTGGCTGCAAACGTCGTTCTCCACCGCTCCAGTTCGTAGCTTCCCATCGCTCATCGGATGGTTCCCGCCGGGTGCGGGATCTCCGTGGCCCAACAACGACCACATCCACAACACGTGATCACCCATGCCTGATCTTCGAGCACTAGGACCGTTCTCGCCATGGGATGACTCGGCGTGGGCTCCTGCAACACCGATCCCTCGCACGCGCCCTGTTGCGGGTCTAGCTCCCGTGATGCTGCCGGCGTTCAACGTGGTGTTCACGAACACTGGAGGTGCGAACCTGCTCGTGAGCAGCGACGGCGTGCAGTTCACCAGCATCGCCCCGAGTCAGTCGGCGAGCTTGCAGACACCGCAGCAGATCACGATCAAGTCATCAGCTGGAGAGGTCCCCTGGACTGCTACCATCGCTGAGATCTAGGAGGAGCAAACCATGTACGCAGTGCAAGGAACGCCAGTCAACATCAACGGACGCGCAGGCGGTACGCCCGGACCGGCGCCAAGCGCATCGGCGCTTCGCGTGGACGTCCCGATGCCTCTTGGACGGCAGATCGGCGGCGTGACGCTCACGAACAACAAGACGACGTTCGCGAGGCAGCTCACCGTTCGCAACTTCGACGGAGCGAACGACCTGCGCATCCGCTTCTACGACAACACGTACGTGACGGTGAGGCCGAACACGGAGAAGGTGTTCATGGGGCCGATCCCGTTCTTCAGCGTCCAGGCTTCAGCGGCCACGGTGGAGTGGGATGCCACAGCAGTGACGGCGGCGTAATCGCGTGTCCGAGTTCCGCAGACCGAAGACACCAGCTCCGGGCGTGCAAGTCACGCCTGGTGATGAGGTGTGGCCTGATGAAGAGAACACGGGCGTAGGCGATCCGCTGCAGCAGCTCAACGCTCGCACGAAGAACACAGGGAACGTCGCCAAGGCGGCGTTCGGAGCGATCTCAGAGCTTCGCCGTGCGCAGAAGGTTGCGGTAGAACAGGATAAGGAAGACCACGAGCGGATCTACACCTCCATGGACGATGTCAAATCCAAGGTCGGGAAGCTCGAAGGTCAGGTCGAGCGTCTCGACGGCAAGGTCGACAAGGTGGACGGCAAGGTCGACAACCTCGCCGAGCACGTCGGGAACCTGCGCGAGGAGAGCGCTCGCACAGGTGCTCACGTGGAGCGCCTGGTCGCCGTGATCGGAGTGCGGGAGACCGCTGGGATCAAGGCCGACATCCACATCGAGACCGTGCGCAAGGAAGTCGACATCAAGGATCAGGCTGCGGTCAAGAAGCTCAAGCGCACGCTGTTCCTGAAGTTCGCCATCCCCATCGTCACGGCGCTCGCCACCGCCATCAGCGCCTACTTCATCACTCGATGATCTGATGCCCTCCTCGCCTCCATACTCGCGCCTGCGCCAGCAGAGTCAGGTCCACAACACCGATTCGTACGACGACACGCTGCTGCCTGGTCCTGCGCTGGAGGGTGGCGCGGAGGAACTCGCCTACGACCTCAACGCGATCCGGTCGCAGGTCAAGCGCCTCATCTACGGCGTCGGCATCGGCAACTGGTACGACGATCCCGGTCTGGCACCTGCCAACCCGATCAACTACTTCGCATTCCTCCTCGACAACGAGCCGATCGCGTCGACGGGAACCCCAGATGCGATCTACACGGTCACGTACTCCGGCATCTTTGTCACCAAGGAGGAGTGGTTCCGCGACGACGCCACGCTCATCAAGAGCATCGACTACACGTACGTGGGCATCCAGGTCACGCAGGAGGTTCGCAAGGTCTTCCTGTCCGATGGCGCAACGATAGCCGCTCAGGTCACCTGGACGTACTCCTACTCGGGTATCTTCCTCACCGGCGGAACCATGACCAGGGACGTGTGAGATGAGCGTTGTCGTCAACCCGCAGATCGTCCTCCTCTTCGATGTCAACGGCAACGCGCACGCCGTCATCGACGGTGTCGCGATCCCGGTCAACACGCCGTCGCTCCTCCTCGCCGGTCACGACGACGGAGCCATCGCTCGCGTCATGCGCACGGCTGTGGATGGCACGGTTCGCGTCGACCCGACTGGCACAACGACGCAGCCGATCAGCCACGTGGCGCTCGACGTCCTCCTGTCCACGCGCGCCAGCGAGGCGACCCTCCTGGCGTTCGGTGCTGCCTTCGTGGCTGAGGACTTCGCGCAGGAAGCAACGCTCTTTGCGTTCCTCGCTGCGTTCATCGCTGAGGACTTCGCCTCCGAGACGACGCTTGCAGCCTTCCTCGCCGCGTTCATCGCTGAGGACTTCGCGACCGAGACGACGCTCCTCACTCGCCTCTCGAAGGCCGACTTCGAGGCCCGCATCAACACCCTCGGACAGAAGACGATGGCGGCGAGCACGCCGGTGGTCTTGCCAAGTGACCAGGCTGTCACCGTCACGTTCGGACCACCCGGCGGTGGTCTCGTCCTGCCAGAACTCATCAACCTCTTCTTCAGCAAGAGCGACGGAGCCATCGTCGCGAACGCTTACAAGCGTGTGATCACCTACACCGTCCCGGTCGGACGCGCTGGCTACCTGATCCGGTTCACGACGTCGCAGACCGAGGTCGCGTTCTCTCGTGTCGTCGCCGAGACGAGCATGGGTTCGATCGTCGTCAGCACGAACGTGTTCACCGATGGTGCTGCTTACGTGGCTCCACAGTGGTCAGCCCTCATCCAGGCAGGGGTGACGACAGCCATCGCTGCTGGACCAGGCAACGTCGTGCTGACGGTCACCTACGTCAACGAGGTCGGGACCGCTGGTCGGACGGGGACGATCACGGTCCCTCGCGGCTCGGCGATCGGTTCGCGTTGGGACATGGTGTTCCAAGGCACCGACCTCGGAGCGAGCGACATCACCGCGATCTCAGCAGCTCCGCTGGTCGCTGGTGCCTGCAACATCCTCGGATTCATCCAGCTCACGTTCCACAACGACCCGTCGACCGCCGGCACCACCATCGAGACGGTCTACGCTCCGGGTGCGGTCTCATTCCCGGCAGGGACCATCATCGGGGTCGAGTACCAGGGAGGCACCGTGTCGAAGCAGCGAGTCCTCGGTGCCCTCGTGCAGCTGGTGACACCATGAGCGTGCTCCGGCTCAGCGGTGTGATCGTCGACTACTCCAACGACGGGTGGGTCGAGTTCAAGAAGTGGCTCGACGGCACGTACGCGCACCTGCGGTACGTGTGGGTCGACGAGGGCGCTGCATACAACATCGCGGCGCTCGACGACCAGGTCTACCGCACGTGCGGCATCAACAAGGCTGACGCTGCCGACTTCGAGGCCAACTACAAGAAGAACATCCCAGTAGGGAGCCAGACCGCAGATGGTAAGACCATCGTCTCGGTGTGGCCAACCGAGGGCGTCCGCAAGACGATCGTGACTCACAGCTGGTCCAACAAGACGACGTGGTACCAGAAGGCTGTCGAGGTGATCGACGAGGTTCCGGTCGCGACGAACCCGGGCGTGCTCTACACGCTCGCGCGTCAGAACGTGATCGACACGTACCACGGTAAGCTCTGGGACGAGGACAACCTCGGTCGCCGCGTTCGCGTGGTCGTCGACGGTGTCGTGATGGCCGAGAAGGACCCGTTCAACGGCGCGGGTGACTACTTCGTCGACTACGGAGCGGGCACGATCAAGTTCGACCCGGCCATCCTGGCTGGCGCGAACGTGGTCGTCACCTACCACTACGCGACGACGAGCGAGTTCGTGGTCGCACCGGCTGCTGGGAAGGTGCTCAAGATCCGCAACGTCGAGACGCAGTTCTCGCAGGACGTCGTGCTGAACGACACGGTCGACTTCACTGCATACGGTCTGGTGGACGTGTTCGCTCCGCAGCTCATGCCCGGTGTCCCGAGCGGTACCAAGATCCCGCTCAGCAGCACTCGCTACAAGACGATGTACGACTTCCAGGCCGAGTCGAACGGAGCCCTCCCGGTCATCCCACCGATCGGTGGTCCGAGTTGGCGAGGCATCCAGCAGCCGATCGTGGTGTTCCCCTGGAACTACGCCGCGCTGACGAATCTCTCGTCGGCCGCTGGGATGGAGATCCGCATCAGGCTCATGCACGACACACCGTTCGGAGGAGAGTTCGCCACAGCAACGCTCTACTGCCTGAGCGAGGCCGAGTAACCATGAGCAACACCACCACGGCGATCGTCATGGCGATCTTTGCGGTCGCGTTCATCGGGGTCGACGTCTACCTCGCGCTCGACAAGCGCGACGGCAACACGTACAGCGAGCGCCTGCGTGCATGGGCGAAGGTGTGGCCTCCGCTTCGTCTCGTCATCGCCTTCGTGATGGGGATGCTCTGCGGCCACTGGTGGTGGACCTGATCGCGAGATGGCGGCTCCACGCTTCGAGCTTCCGAACGGCCTGCAGGATGGGGTGAACCAGACGTTCTACACCTCGCTCCCGTACCTCACGGCGTCGCTGCAGGTCTTCATCAACGGCCAGCTCAAGCGCGCCGACCTCGACGATGGGTACACGCTCTCGCCCTCGCTCCTCTTCGTGATGAAGCAGGCACCTCTACCTACCGACGTGTTTCAGGTCTACTATCAGCCACTGTAGACATGGCGCAGCCCCAGTTCGAGGTCCTCACCGGCACGATCGACGGAGTGAACACGACGTTCACCACGTCCGTGCCGTACACGCCGACCACGACCGCAGTCTTCGTCAGCGGGCAGCTCAAGCGTCCTGACCTCGACGACGGCTGGTTGGAGACAGATCCGACGACTGGCACCATCGACTTCAAGATCGCTCCGATCGTGGGCGACGTCCTGCAGGCGTTCTACCTGGACACGCTCCCTGTACCTGCTCAGGCTGGCCCCGAGCCGCTGGAAGCATCGCTGGGCGAGGAGCAGTGCTTCACCGCTGACCTGGAGTGCCTGCCGTGAGCTGCCCGAGCTGCTCTGCGAACAGCGCGACCAAGCCGCCGATCACCGTCGTGCGAGGAGCGAACAAGACGCTCCTCATGACGGTTCGCGACGGCAACAAGCAGCCGGTCGACCTCACCGGCGCGAAGGTGTGGTTCACGGTCAAGAACCGCATCGAGGACGTCGCAGCCTGCATCTCCAAGAAGAACCTCCTGGCCGGCGGCGTCGACGGGCAGATCCTCATCCTCCTGCCGCAGACCGGAGCGCAGAAGGGTCAGGCGAAGATCTTCCTCGTACCAGCTGACACCGCCGGGATGGATCCTGCGGAGTCGTACTGGTGCGATGCTTGGGTGCAGCTCGCGACGGGCGAGAAGTACCAGGTGGTCTCCAACCGCCCGTTCAAGGTCGAGCCCGCCGTGACCACTTCGTTCTAGGAGCCACGCATGAGCATCGCAGGTACCGTCCAGTTCTCCGGGCAGCTCAAGTACACCACCCCGGTGGGGTGCTCGGTCGACAGCTCTGCGAACCCGCAGTGGCTCGCCGACGTCATCGAGCAGATGGCATGCTCGGGACGCAAGGAGGAGGAGTACACGCTCATCGCGGATGGCGACACGGTCGTCGACTTCGGATCACTCACCACGAGTGGCGTGAACGTGTTCATCATCAAGATCAAGCCGAACGTTGGCGTCCCACCGTCACCAGGGTTCCCACTCGGTCAGCCGGCGTCTCCAGCTCCGATCACAGCGAAGCTGACGAGCCCTGCAGGTGCAGCGCAGGCCATCATCATCGATGGATTCCTGGTCCTGTTCTCGCAGAACATCCCGTACACGGCGCTCTCGATCGCTCGCACACTAGGGATCCAGACCGTGGTCCGCGTGTTGATGTTCGCGTTCGGCTCGTGATTGACAACCATACTTAATGTATGGTGTAGTTTGTCTCGTGATCACGCGAGCACAGCGGATGAAGACGATGGGTGGACGTGTCCAGCAAGCGCGTCTCGATGCTGGACTCACTCAGCACCAGCTCGCCGAGAAGGTCGGTTGTAAGAAGCTCTCGATCATCCACCTGGAGGCTGATCGAACCAATCCTCGCTTCGGGACGCTCGTATCAGTCTGTGCCGTGCTCGGCATCTCGATCGACAAGACGGTCTACGGTAAGTGAACGATCATCGAACCACCATCACGATCCTGAGCAACACGCGTTGCGTAGTCGGCTTCCGCTATCCAGGAGCGGACAAGAAGGCTCGGAAGAAGGCGCGCACGCGCATCGTCAACCTGCTCGACGACGCTCTCGCGATCGAGACGAAGGGCTCGCACTTCAACCCGACCGTCCAGTCCGGCTTGTGGGACGGACGCCGGCACATGTTCTACAAGGACGGCTGCACCTTCCCGCTCGGCATCATCAAGCGCGTGAAGAAGTTGCTCCGCGAGGCCGGCTACAAGGTCATGAAGACCAAGGACGAGCGCAAGCGGCTCCGTGGTGAGGTTCGCCTGGAGCGCGTCAAACCCGACATGCTCAAGGGCATCGAGCTGCGCGAGGACCAGATCCGCGTGATCGAGGCGTCGCTGGAGGATGGCTGCGGGCTGCTCCACGTGGCAACCGGCGGCGGCAAGACCGAGATCGGCGCGGCCATCATCAAGGTGCTGATCGAGAAGCGGTGCCTGTTCCTGGTCCACACCAAGCAGCTCCTGAAGCAGGCACGCGACCGCATCGCGTTCCGCCTCGGCACGATCGAGGAGCACATCGGCATCATCGGCGACGGTCGCTTCGAGCCGAAGCACATCACGATCGCGACCGTGCAGAGCCTCACCAGGGTCAGCAACAAGGCGCAGAAGAGGATCATCGCGAAGTACCTCAAGACGATCGACCTGCTGTTCCTGGACGAGACGCACCACGCGAGCGCGAAGTCGTTCTATCGGCTCATCCAGCGCATCGACGCTCCGTGGCGCTTCGGCATGAGCGGCACACCGTTCGGGCTCGCGGATGGCAAGGGTCTGATGGTCGAGGCTGCGTTCGGACCTGTCGTGGAGCGCGTGACGAACGAGGAGCTGATCGCGCTCGGCGTGAATGCCAAGCCGACCATCCGCATGATCGACATCGACCAGCCGGAGATCGACACGGACCTCGACTGGCAGAGCGTCTACAAGGAGGGCATCGTCCTCAACGAGTACCGCAACGGGCTCGTCGCGAAGTGGGCCGCGAAGTTCGCGAAGAAGGAGTGGCCGACGCTCGTCATCGTGCGCGAGCTGTGGCACGGCGACAACCTCTGCTCGTTGCTTCGAGAACTGAAGGTCAAGCACGCGTTCGTACACGGGCAGATGTCGACCGACCAGGTCGAGCGCCAGAAGGAGCGCCTGGTCGAGGGCAAGATCCACGTGCTCGTCGCGTCGCCCATCTTCGGCGAGGGTGTCGACGTGCCATCCGTGCGTGCGCTGATCGTTGCGGACGGTGGTCAGTCGACCGCTGCAGTGCTGCAGAAGATCGGTCGTGGTCTCCGCCGCAAGGCCAAGGACAATCGGCTCTCCGTCATCGACTTCGCGGACACCACGCACAAGTGGCTCGCCCGCCATAGTCAAGAGCGTGTTGCACTCTACGAGAACGAAGGGTTCAAGGTCATCGTCTGACCGGGAGCGGAGAGATCTCCCTGTGGGTAAGTCAAGTTTCCTGTGGATTGACCGACGGCAACTTTATCCACAGCCCTGTGAAGCGCTAGATCCTGGCAACCAAGCATCTTGACCTTCGCGAATCGGACGCGCTAAACCATTCGACTGGATGATCGACATGCGCTCCAAGTCCGAGAAGCGGTTGATCGCAGAAGACCTCCACGCACTGTACAGCGACACGCTCAAGTCCTCGCACCCGAGACGCACCAACGCTCGGCCGCAGCGGAGAACCGAGTGTAAGAAGTGCGGCGACTGGTTCTTCGGCAACCGAGGGTTCTGCGAGAAGTGCCGGAAGCCGAGCAAGACGAAGAAGGGAACCTTCTCCGATCTCGACAAGTCTACGCGTCGGGCATTCCTCGCAGCTGCTGCGGTCTGCATCGAGATGGATGCTGACACGCGCGAGTTCATCGTCGCGCAGTTCGCGATGTACCGCGCAGCGAGCGCCTACCACGGCAAGACCATGATCCCGTCCCCGCACCAGCTGAGCACGCTGGCTGCGAAGGCACGCTTCCTCCAGTACGAGGCCCGCGAGGGTGAGCGGCTCTCTCGCGTCGACCAGGACGACGACCAAGACGAGGAGCAGCGTTGGTACGTGGAGGAGCGCAAGCTGCGCGGGTTCGCGCGCATGCAACGGCGCGATCCAGTCGAGGTGCTCACCGAGCAGCCGGAGCAGTTCTCACGCGACTTCCTCAAGCACAAAGGTGTGTGGGACGTCGTACGCGACCTCTGGGACGAGAGGCAGCGCTCGTGATGGACCTCGTCCGCAGCCACACTGCCGCCTGGAGACTCGGGCGCTCGCACTTCAACTACGACGGCGATCCTCCGAAGCCAATCGGGCTGTTGATCGGCGAGGCACCAGGACCGAACACGAACGCGAGGCTCCCGCTGTTCCCGGAGCCGACCAACTCGGCTGCGGCACGGCTGCTGAAGTACGCCGACATCGAGCACGTCGAGTGGATGGGGAAGCTCCTCCGCATGAACCTCTGCTACGACCAGTGGTCGGATCGCAGAGCGTCAGCGGGCGCGGTGCAGGCGATCTCGTTCGTGCTCGACCCAGTGAACTACGCAGGCGACGGCAAGCTGCTGCGCGTGCTCCTGCTCGGTCGCCGGGTCGCCGACGCCTGGCACTGCGGACCCGAGCCCTTCGGCTACTCGATCCGCCACATGACCGGCGGCGGGCATCCGAACCTGTACGTCGCGTGGATCCCACACCCGTCTGGGCGCAACCTGCTCTACAACGAGCGCAAGAACCAGCTCCGAGCGCGCAACGCCGTGTTGTGGGCGATCGGCGAGCGTGCGAAGCCGTGAAGCTGAAGCGGACACGGTTCGACGCGGTCGCTGAGGAGGTCGCCGACGATGCACCGTCGCCTTCGTGGAAGGTCGACTACGGCAAGGACTTCGAGCGACGCATGCTGCGCGTGCTGTACGCGGACCAGGAGTTCGCAACCACGTCAGGCGTCCACCTCAGCCACGAGTATTTCAGCACGCCGTCGCTGCGGTGGATGGCGCAGAAGATCGTCGGCTTCGTCAAGGAGCACGGCGTCGGCATCTCGAAGGATGCGCTCAACATCGAGCTGGATCGTGACATCAAGATCGGTCGCCTCACCAAGTCGAACCAGGAGGCAGCGAAGGCGCTCGTCGAATCCATCGACGTCGTGGTCAAGGACCGCACCTACGTCAAGGCAGAGCTGTTCAAGTTCATCAAGAACCAGGTGGTCGACCGTGCGATCCGCGCGAGCATCGACCACCTCGACGCGCAGGACTTCGATTCGGTCGACTCCGAGCTGCAGAAGGTGCTCGACGTCCAGCAGTCGCTCGACGGCGGGCTCGGACACTTCTTCGTTCGTGACCGGCTGCTGCGTCGCGATCGACGTCGTGATGGCACGACGCTCAACGGGATCTCGACCGGGCTGTTCCTCGACAACAAGCTCAAGCCGAAGGGTCTCCCTCCGAAGTCGCTGACGACGGTCGTGGCACCCTCCGGCGTCGGCAAGTCCGGCGTCCTCATGTTCATCACCAGAGGAGCCGTCACCAGCGGATCCGCCGAGAAGCCCATCAAGGCTCTCTACGTGACGACGGAGCTGTCCGAGGAGGTCGTCTGCGACCGTCTCGACGCCTCGTTCACGGGCGTGTCGATCAACATGCTGGAGAAGGAACGCAAGGCCGTCAGCACCAAGGTCCGTGGGCTCGGGAAAAAGTACGGCGAGTTCCTGGTAGTCAAGGAGTTCCCACCGGCTTCGCTCACGCCGAATGGACTACGCGCGTACATCCGGCAGCTGGAGCGCGTGCCGTTCTACCCGAGCATCATCATCGTCGACTCGGCTGATGACATGGTGCCGGACAACCCGGGCCGCGACCGCGATCCGTACGAGGACTACGGATCGGTGTGGCGCGGGCTTCGCAAGGTCAGCTACGACACCCTGGCTCCGGTGGTCACGGCGAGTCAGACGCAGCGCGGAGCGCTCAACAAGGAGCACGTCGACTGGGACTTCATCGCTGACTCGGCCAAGAAGGTCATGGTGTCAGACGTGGTGCTTATGCTCCAGCAGACCAAGGAGGAGCACAGGCAGAAGGTCGGCCGCTTCTACATCGCAAAGAATCGGTTCGGTTCTGCGAAGTCGGAGTGGAAAGTTCGGCTAGATTGGGCGCGGATCGACATCAGGAACATCTGAGGAGGCGACAGATGGCGAAGAAAAAAACTACTACACCGACTCCAACCACCACTGACGGCTTCAACGGGCGAAACGGGCACGTCTCACTCGCGCGCGTTGAGTACGACGCGCTCATCGGACGCGAGGAGACCATCTCGATGGTGACAGCCGAGAATGCGAAGCTCACCAACCGAAC